TGTCCTCCGCCTCCACCAGCGGGAACGTCATCAGCGAGGCGCGGCCGCCGGCCTGCGCCGGCGGCTGCCACAGATATGCGCCGCCGGTGTCCTTGAACTTGCGGATCGCGGCCTGCGTCTTGCGGTTCATCACGAAGCTGCCGTTCTGCCGGTAGCCCGCCTTTAGCGCGTAGATCAGATCGACCAGCACGTCGGACGGATCGTCCTCCGGAAAGGCCGCCGAGGCGCCGGTGGCGACATGGCCGAGCTTGCCCCACACCCAGGAGCCGTTCGCCACGGTGTCGTAGCTGAGGAAACCCTTCGGCTTGTTGCTGCCGTCGCCGGTAACGAAGGCCGTGCCCTCCTGCAGCGCGAAGGTCAGTTCGACCTCGGAGGCGATCCACTCGTCGATGTTCACCGCCGAGTCGTCGAGCAGCGTCGCGGTCGCCGCCGGCATGGCGTAAAGCTCCATCGCCGGGAAGCTCAACGCATCGAGCGTCGGCGACGTGGTCTGTGTGCGCGAATCCGTCTCGCCGACCCAGCCGGCGGCGGGACCCGCGGTCATGAACGGCTTCTTGTAGACGCCGCCGGAAATCTCCCGCACCGACGCGATGGAGCGGATCGGCGAGATCGCCTTCAGCCGCGCGCCGATCTCGTGTTCAAGTTCGGCCGGCACGAGGTAACCGCCGTCGGCATTGGAGCCGGCAGACATCGCCTTGGTCTCCATCGCGCGCAGGCCCGCGCTCTCGCCCTGGCGCACATAGGCGTCGAAGGCGCTCTTGTGCTCGCGCGCCGACGCATCGGAGAGATGCGCGCGCGTGCCTTCCAGCCGGCCTCCTTCAAGCAAAGGTCGCGCGGACTTCAGCGCGAGATCGTCGATGCGCTTCATCTGTGCGTCCAGCGCATCGTTGATGCGATCGACCTTCTGGTCGAGCAGCACGTCGGCGCGGCGGCCAACCGCATCGAGACGCTGGTCGTTCGCGGCCTTGAACTCCTCGAACATCGCCATGATGGCGTCATGCTCGCCGCGCGCGGCGGAAGAAATGCCGGACTTGTGCTCCGGCGCGTGGTCCTGAATGTCGATAGTCATGTCAAAGCTCCTGTGTGATGGATTGAAGTCATGCGTGATGGACGAAAGACGATTTGATGCGAGTGCCGCGGGGACGCGCGCCCTTCACCGCCCTCACCCGTGCGCCGTTGAGCAAGGGAAAGGTGACGATGGAGACTTCCCAGAGATCGACCTGGTAGAGCTTGCGAACGCGCGTCTTCGGATCGATCTTCGCGCGCACGGTGCGATAGCCGATGGAGAGTCCGTCGATGGCGCCCTCGCGCACCAGCGCCAGCAGTTCGCGGCCCCGCGCCACATCCGGGATCAGGCGCCCACGCGCCCACAACCCGCGGAAGTCCTCATGCAGATCGAGCCAGATGCCGACAAGCTCCGACGGGTCGTGCTGGAACAGCATCGGAATGCGGCGCAAGCCCCTGCTCTGCAGCGTCTGCGTGAACGCGCCGGGCATCACCATGTCGCGCGCCTGGTCGATCTCGCCGAACAGGCTGGCATAGCCTTCCACGGTGCCGTCGCCGGCGAGCGAAACGCGTGTGGTCGCTGACAGCGGCGCATGCATGGGCATTCCTCGCGAAGGTTGCGGGGGTGAAAAGGCATTGAATGTCGGTGCTGTTGTTTCGCGCGAGGCGAAATTTACATTCGAGGTCGTCCCGGCGCAGGCCGGGACCCATAACCACCGGACATCATGTTGACGACGGAAGGACAGGACCATCCATCGCAGTATCGATAACGCAGGGTGTCTGGGTCCCGGCCTGCGCCGGGACGACGCCGAAAATAATCGCGAACGCGCCTACTTCCCGCGCTTCGGCATCTTCCGTCGCGACGGCTTGCGCGGTGGCTTCGCGGAAGCGGATCTCACCGGCGCCTTGTGCTGAATGCGGTCGAGATGCGCCAGGAATTCGCGGAACACCGTCAGATGATCCGGCGACGATTTCTTCTCGGGCGCAATTGCCCGCAGCACCGTGTGCAGCGTATCCATCAATCAATCCTCTTGGTTGAAATGCCGCTGGCCCTTGGCCTTGCGGTTGAAGCGCGAGAGCTGGCGGACGAACTCGTCGAACCGCCGCGTCGCGGCCGCCAGTTCGCGCAGCGTGATCAGGAATGCAGCACTGGCCGCCACCGCCCAGAGAAACAGCGCGAGGTGCGCGAGATCGCCACGCTCGCTGAAAATGCGGATCAAGTCGGACATGGCTCTCTTCTTTCCGTCACCCTGAGGCGCCGCGCCTCTTGCGCGGCCTCGAAGGGCGACGGCCTGTCATCCTTCGAGGCTCGCAAGCGCTCGCACCTCAGGATGACGGCCTTGAAACTCACTCCAGCCGATCCCCGCCCTCCACGGGCGCGTAGCCGATGGCTTCGCGTTTTTCGTTCAGCGTCAGGAAGGGCGCGCCCGCGATGCGGTCCCACAGCGCGGCGCGGTCGCCCGCCAGCGCATCGATGCGATCGGCGTCCACCACAAGGCGTAGGCTCTCGCCGAACTGCGGCGACAGCCAGTGCGCGAACGACGCGCCGACGCGCGCCGCCAGCGGCAGGATGGTCTGCCGCCACAGTGCGCGGGTGGCTTCCTGGAAATTCGCATAGGTGTTGTCGCCGGGAATGCCAAGCAGCATCGGCGGCACGCCGAACGCCAGCGCGATTTCGCGCGCGGCGGAATTCTTCGCGTCGAGAAAGTCCATGTCCTTCGGCGTCAGCGACATCGCCTTCCACTCGAGCCCACCTTCGAGCAAGAGAGGCCGCCCCGCATTCACCGCGCCCTGATAGGTGTCGGTGAGTTCGCGTTTCAGCCGGTCGAACTGCTGGTCGGACAGCACCGCACCTTCCGGTCCCGAATAGACCAGCGCGCCGGACGGCCGCGCCGCATTGTCGAGCAGCGCCTTGTTCCACTTCGCCGCGCTGTTGTGCGTATCCACCGCCACCGCCGCCGCTTCCACCGGCGCGAGGCCGTAGTGATCGTCGAGCGGATGAAAGAAGGTCAGATGCAGGATCGGCGGCACGGGCAACGCAAGCTGATCGAACCGCACGCCGCGCCCCGCGACGCTGTAGTCATAGGCCTCCGGCCATCCGTCAGAACCCGGCACCACCTTCATGCGGTCCGGCCGCAGCGCGTAAAGCTCGCGCACCTCGTCACCGAGCGCGACCGCCTCGACATAGGCGTTTCCCGCCAGCAGCATGTGCGCGTATAGCGCCTCGAAGAATGTCGCGCCGTCCTGCCGCGCGTTGGGCCGCGTCAGCAGCCGCGACAGCGGATGCGCCTCCCGCTCCTGCGCGCCCTCGTAGATCAGGAAGCTGCATGCCGCCGCGTTCTCCGCGATCAGCCGCACCGCGCGATGCACGATGGCGTTGGCGAGATAACCCTCGCGCGCCAGCGCCGCATAATCGCGCGGCGTCCACCGCGCCCGCCCGCAGCTCTCGAACGCCAGCACCTGCGCGGTGCGCGAGGCCTTGGATTCGGGCGCACGGAAGAGAGTTTTGAAATTGAGCATGTGGGCTTTCTGGCTTGTGTGCCCCGGACGCGGCGCGGCATCCTTCATGCCGCTCCGCAGAGCCGGGGCCGTTACAAACACGACCCTTGACGGTCCCGGTTCTGCGAAGCAGCGTTATACGCTGCGTCGCGCCCGGGACACATCCGATGGATCGGAGATTCTTTGTCTACATTCTCGCGAATACACCGCGCGGCGTGCTTTACGTTGGTATCACGAACGACCTGTCGCGCAGGCTTACAGAGCATCGCGCAAAACTCATTCCAGGCTTCACTTCAACTTACGGTGTGACAAGTCTGGTGCATGTCGAAACCTACAATTCGATCCTTGAAGCCAGATCACGCGAGCACTCGCTTAAACGATGGCGCAGATCATGGAAATTCGAGTTGATCGAGAAGAACAATCCGGACTGGCGCGATCTGTCAGATAACATCTTATGAACTCCGAATGCGTGTCCCGGACGCGGTGCGGCATGAAATGCCGCTCCGCAGAGCCGGGGCC